AGGCAATTTAACTCCTTGGAATTTAGACATATTTTGTCCCCACTGCCTCTTAATTAAAGCAACTGTATATGGTTTTAGGAATGAATCATTCCACACTCTAGGATAAGTTGATGGATCTAATAAAGTAAAACAATCTATAACCAAATAATCTCCAACTGACAAACTACCAAAATCAAGATCCAAATATAATCTATCTTGTCTCTTATTAAATCTAATTTGCTTCTCTGTGGTTAATAAGAAATTAATATCCTCTAGATATGTTTTCACCATAGCATAAGAAAGAAGTTCAGTAGCACCCCAATAATAAATGTCATTCAAGAATAATTGATACTTCACACTGAACATATTGTTAGTGATAGTATTGCTTCCATCAAAATGAAATATCTTAGTGACTCCTATAACTTCTGGAGGAATAGGAAGATAATTACTATTTTCAGTGTAACTAAAACTAGTAGTGACTCCAACTGTTGTATCTACTGTAGTAGTTGTTATACCTGCTCCACCAGTTGCCTTTCCTCTATCAATATCTGCTTGAGTTATTTGATATTTTCTATATGACTGATAAACACCATCAAAATGTCTTTCTTGAAAGAACTGAACAGCATCATCTACAATATCCTCTATCTGTTCATCTGCAACATTAATTTCGAGCACAGGAGCACCTAACTGCCTTTTACAGTAATCTATTAATTCCCCACGTGTGCTTGGTTGCGCCATTTATCTACTTTACTAGTATAAGATTATTTAGGAAGGAGCAGAAGAGATACCTGCTATAACTAACACATCTCCTGATACTATTCTATAAACTGATGAACCTGAACCAATTAAAACATCATATACATATCTACCTTCTGTTAAAGTTCTAGTATCAGTAGAACCTAATGATAATCTAAACTCACCACCTTTTGCACTAGTAAATCCAACTTCAAAGGTTCTTAATGCATAAGCAGATGAACCAATTGCTACACTCTTTGCAAGTTGAGCAGAACCAGTATATCCAGTAAAATCAAAAGCAGTACCAGAAGTACCAACTACAGTATAGTCAGCATCCAAATCTGCTCCAGTGTTTATAGTAAGATTGACACCATAGGCAACACCTGCACTAGGATCAAAAGTAAGAGTGTTTTTAGCCATTAGATAGTGCTTTTAGTAAAGTTTTGATTTCATTAATATCATCCTTTAAGGATTTTAAATCATTCTCCATATTATCTATTCTTTCACTACCTTTCTTTCTTTTAGAACGAAGTGAAAGATAATTATTATACTCAGATGTATCTGTATTTAAAATAGCATTACTGTTATTTTCACGGACTAAATGAGTATGTCCTTGTACATTGATATGTTCCATACTATGCAAGTGCTATTACTCTAAGTTTTCTTACTCTAGGTGGTTGTGCTGAATTAGTTCCAGTTCCTACCAATTTAATACTAAAGTATCTAAAGGTGGCAAGATTATCTATAGTAAATTCATAATCTTTCCATACCACTTGATCTGGAGTGTATGCTATAACATCTGTTTTAGGTAGAGCTTTATCTGGTAAACCACTACTCTTTGCAGGATCTATAATTTGTCCAGTAGATAATAAATTATCATAACCTGGGAATGGTTGATAAATTAATTCATCATTAGGACTTTCTGAAATAGCAAAGAATGCTCTCAAATCACTAGTTAAATTAATATGACCTTCTAGATGAATCTTAATTCCAGTTGCTCCAGATTCTAAAGTAATTGGTTTAGATGCATATACAAATGCATTAGGATCATCCTTTAATGTATTAACTCTGTTATCTGTAACATAGTCAGTAATAGGTTGATTTAACCTATTAGATGTAAGAATAACAGCCATTCTATCTAAATCTACTACAGGAGAAAGTGATTCATCTACAGCAGATAAAGATAGGTTCAAAGTGAAAGATTTATTATCAGGAAGAGTAGGTAAAGATGTTGTTTCATTAATTCTAGAAGCTATCATTCTAGGACTAGACATATAATTATCACCCACAATACTAATATCTTGGAATCCTTTATCTACAAAAGGAGTTTCTGATCCATCTACACTAGTGGATGTAACAGTCCTAATTTGAGCTGTTACGTTAGTTCCTGTTGGTGTTATATTCTGAATTATAGGAGTTACAACTTCAAATGGTATATTCTCAGTAGATAATACATTGATAGAACCAGTGGATTTAGTTTGATTAAACTTAAGTTTTGGTAAACTAGTTCCAGTAGATCTATTAATACCATTAGAAGACATATCTACTTTAATATTATAGTAATCTAATCCTATAGGATCAGTGACAGAGGCATCTGCTAAATTATGATTAGTATTAATTCTTCTTAAAGAAACTCCATTCAATTCATACTTATGAGCAAAATCATCTGCATCATGAGTTAATGTTTTGGTAGAATCAACTCCTCTAGTTACACCAGTTAAAGTATTAGCAGTAACTCCACTATAAGAAAGTATTTCAGTTCCAATCTTAACATAACCTAAGTTTGTAGAACCAACACCAACATTTTCAAATTCAGCAAAATTAGTTGCATCATCTAATACAATAGATCCTGTAGAAGTAGAAGAATATTCAGCAGCTAATTGAGTGGTAGGAACATCAGTATCAACACCATCAATAGTTACTGTATTCTGAGTAGAATACATTCCATGATTCTTCTGATTAACTCTGATATGAAGTCCATCATTAGTTACTGCAGGAGTTCCTGATAAGAATACATTTCCTCCAGCAGCGCCATTAAGATCTGTAGCAGCAGCACCTGCAATATATTGAATTGTTTTTCCAATACCAGTTGCAAATTCCCCTTGAACGTTATCAAGAACAAATTCATTAACCCCTGTTATAGAAGCTATGGAGAATTGAATACCTGATCCTAGAGAAGTTAATCCAACAGTAGAAACTCCAACCACATCACCCACAGAATAACCACTACCACCACTAACAACAGTTGCAGCAATAGCAACACCATTGGTTATGGTCATGTTCAATGTTCCATCCCTACCAGTTCCAGTCTTAGTGACCATAGGAACAAAATTATATGTTGTACTACCAGAAGAAGGTGTATACCCTACACCAGCATTAGTAATAGTTAAGTTACCAGTTGCTGTTCCTCCAGAACCTACATATCTTCCAGTAGCATTACTACCTTGTTGAGAAATTAAATTTCCAATAGTTACTGCAGTATCAGATATAGTTGTATTAAATCCTATTCTTATTTTATTTGATTTAATTTCAAGAGAATCTTTAAGTAAAGGTGCAATATTATCAGAATATGTTAGTAGAGGGGGATTTGTAAAATTAACATTTCCTGTCAACTCTTTAAATCTAGCTCTATAAAGAGTAAACTTAAGATCTTCGTATTGACTTGGATTCCATGTTTCTCCATTCTGAGATTTAAACAAAGATCCCAAAGTAGGTTGTACACCAACAACCACTTGTTCAGATTCTGATTTATCTCTAGTTTGAACATCAGTTTCACCCATTCTAGAAATCCAAGCAGTATAATCATTACTGGTAGATAAAAGAACTATAGAATAAGATTTTCCTCCAGAAAGATATACTGGAGATGGGAAAGTAACTGTAGTAGCAGCAGTAGCATCAGGAGATGTGTTAACCTCAGATGGATCTAGAACTACTTCTCCAAAAGGAATTATTTGAGTAGTAGGAACCCCTGCTTTCATTGTTCTTAATTGAACAGTTACAGGCAATCTATCATCTTTACTTCCAAAATAAAGATCAACTTTAGTGATATAAATTCCATTTGGTTCTGATACAAAGAAAGATTGTGCTAAAGGATCTTGTTGTCCCATTCCGCATGGATGATCTAATGCAGCATAATCAGTTACACCAGTTAATGCATTTATTTTTTCTGAAGAAGCAGCAATTGCGGCTTTCCCTTCAGCACTTTCTGAAAAAGCTTTAACTGCCTCTGCATCATTAGCAAAGTTAATATGCTCTTCCATTCTAGCTTGAACAGCTTCGGGAGATGCATCAGGTCCTAACTCATCAGCAATAGCAGTGCTCCAATATAAAGCAGCACCTTCATCTAAAGCAGAATCATTACCATTTACAGCAATATATGCTGCAGCTATTGGATCAACAACCTCAGGGAAAGTTTCTTCAAACTCAGATAGGCTCATTCCAGTACCATCAGTACCTACAGTTGTACCAGACATATCTTTAGAACCACCTGCTTGATATTCTGGAGGTACACCAACAAACACATTCAATACTTCTTTGGCATGAGGTACCGTTATATTGGTGTGTGGTTGAATATAACTCTTAGGTTGTCTAGTATCTACTACTCTACTATTAGATGTTGTAGTAGTATCTCCAGTTATTGATTTAGTTTCAACTCTAGTTAAAATATCAGTATGAATATTTTTTACACTAATAATAGTAGATTGAACAGTATCAAGATCTCCAGTTGATTCGAATATATCTGTAGCATCTGTAGTAACACTTCCTTCGATTTGACTATTTAAAGGACTACTTGTAAGTCTAAAGACCTTCTTACCCACTTCAAATTTTGGTGTAGTTATTCCTCTAGGATTAGGAATAAAGAAAGATCCAAGTACACTTCCCACTGAGTCAGTTTTAAGTCTTGAATCAACAACTATAGCTTGAGCATTAGATGATTGTCCTACCAATCTAAGATTTTTTTCAATATATCCAAAGAAAGTATTATCTGATTTTGTAGATAAAGTATCTAAATCTATATTAAGAGTAACAGATGTTGAAGAATATAGTTCTGGGATAGTAGGAACGTTTGTAGATGCTGGCATTTCCCTAGCAAACTGAACATCTGTACCCAAAAGTGGAGCAGCATATAGAGTCTCGCTAACTAAACCACTAGGAAGATCTGGTGGAGCTGGAGAAATATTATCAATTATTCTAGCACCTTCTATTCCTGTTGTTGATCTACCGAAAAGAGGTGTATCATGATAATATGGGTTGCTTACATATATCTCTGTAGGAGCAGCAATAGGTCCTCTCCTATGATTTGATTGAGCTATTTGAAACCTAATTAATTCCTTTCCTGTGCTATCAGTTCCTATAACAGTTTCTCCAACTGTAAATGTTCCAGTTCTCATTGAAATCTCAAGAAGTTTTGGAACAATATACTTGTTTACATCCTGTCCATCAAAGAATGAATATACCCTAGTAGATGGTCTTAAACTTTTAGCATCAAATTTAATATTCCTAGACCTCATATGTGAAGCTAGTTGAGTATTAAGAACTTTAGGTCCTTCATTAATAGTACTAAATGTTTCTCTAAGAAGTTGCTTACTCGCTGTTCTTGAAGAAGTTCCAGTACGAGTTTGAGTTGTAGTTGTAGTTTCTATTTTTTGATTACCTGTCCATCCAGAAACTGTCTCTTGATTATCAACTCTATAACCTGTCCAATTATCAGACCACCCACCCCATGTTACTGGACCATAACCAGTTCTTGAATCGAATCCAGAAGCATCTAATTGTTCAGTTGATTCAGTATATGTTGTAAGATCCTCACGTTTTGCTTCCAATACAACTTGATCTACCCATACTTCAGAAGATGGAAGTAAATCTACAGTTCCACTAAAATAACTTACAAGATAAGGTGTGACATTTTCAACTCTTGTAGCAAAAGGTTGATCAATATATACCACATCTTCATAATCTAAAGTTAATACTCTACCAGTTTTTCTAATTCCATTAGCACTATTCAAATCTAATTGCAAATCAAGTTCAGTAGTAAATGGAGTTGGTCTAAGTTCTCCATTTTTAAAATCAATAGAATTCTTTACTATAGTAGTTTTAATTTGATTTTCAGTATTTGAAAAATCATCCACAAAGAATCCAGATTTAAATCTATTCAAACCATCACTATCAGTGATTTGCATATTTAAAGTATCATTTTCTAATAAAGTAAGTGATGTATAGAATTCTAAATTCTCAATTCTTTTTTCAAGTCTATTGATATCACTCATCTGATATCTCTTATATTGAGCAAGACTAATACTTACCTGATTAACATTATACAAATACGCAGGTAATTTGATAGAAGCAACTTCCAATGCTCCATCTATAGGAACTGGGAATTCTGGAGTTTCTGAAGGAGATCCATGAACTAATTGGAATGTTCCCATTTTATTCAAATAAATCTTATCAAATCTAGGTAAGTAGAATGAATAATCTAATAATATAGATCCATCAGATGCTAAAACATTGCTAGCTGAATTACCATCCCCATCAAAAGATCTACCTAAAAATTCAAAAGGAGATCTTGAAGTTCCTGAAAAATCACTAACTCTAGGTCTTATATCAAGAATATCACTTACTCTTGTATCATTAATTACATGTAGATTTTTATAATCAAAATTATCATAAGAATTTACAGTAGTAATATCTCCATCATCCGATGCAGAGAAATAAGCAGATTCAAATATAATACTTATCTGTTTAGTTGGTGCGTCATATTCAGGTTTTCTTGTTATTCTTGAATAATCATAAATGGTACTTCTCTGACCATCATCATAAGAGTATTCCTCAGTAATATTATGAGAACCTGCAGCAACAGCAGATACTGTTGCAGTAATACCAGACTCTTCAAAAGTGACTGTTTCTCCAACCTGCAATCCATAGTCATTTAACAAAGTATAATTAATAGCACTATCACTATTTTTACTAATATAAATTCCACAACACTGACTTGTATCTCCAGTAAATTTTTCTCCAATTAAAAGATCACCTGTTTGTGCTGTATCACTATTAATGGAAGATAAAGTTAATATAGGGAAGGTAGGAGCACTAGCATTTATAGATTCATATATTCCATAAACTTTTGTCACATCAGGAGTATTTAAAGAAATTTCCTCATCTTGAACTCTAGTTCCATATACTGTTCCATATGTAAGTCCATCATTTAAAGTAGTAGTTCCTATACCAGATTGAGAATCTTTAGAATTAGCTATAGTTAGAATATTAATTTTTTGTTTTTCTTTTATTTTTTCTTTTACATTTACTTTTCTAAGAGTAGCAATAAGCTTAGCAGGACCAGATCCTGATAGTCCACTAATAGTTACTTCTGTAGATCCAGTATTAAATTGGAATTTATCTGCTGATAAAGACTCTGTAGTTCCATCAGTTCTTATTAAAACATAATCTTCCTCATCATAAGGCAAAAATGTTTGATTAGCATCACCGCTGCTAACAGCACCAGTAGTGTTACTAGCAATGGTTACATCAAATTGTCTTCTAATTGTTAAATGAGAATCTGTTAAATTTACATTAGAAACATTATCTTTAGGTAACTTGGTATATAAGGTATTATCAGTAGATGATTGGAATTTAGAAGATAATATCTTAAAGTTTGATGGATTGATAGTAGTAGAGGGAAGACCACCATCACATATTCCAGTGACACTACTAACTCCAGCAATGGTTAAAGAATTTTGAGATACGCTTTCAACTCTTGCAAAAGAAATAGTACTTTTTCCTGGATTTGTATACTCTACAATATTTCCAACAGTAGCAATTCCAATAAAGAATTTATTTGGATCTGTAAAAGTAACTGTACTAATACCTGCAGAAGCACCTGATGAAGGAGGATTTGTTATATTAACTTCTCCTATATTTGATAATACACTTAGTTTAACATCAGCATTAAATGTGCTCGCAGTGCTTACAGTTCCATTAATAGATTTAATATCACTAGTGTTATAAGAAGTAGATCCTACTGAAATATTACCACTGTCTATTCCATTAAAAATAAATTGCTCTCCAGTAATGAATTTACCTTTGGTATTATATAAAGTAACATCAGTTGAACTAGTTACAGCACTTCTTAAAAATCCAGTGGCTCCACTAGACTTTCCTTTAACATGAGTAGGAACAGCAAGTGTTGCTGGAGTATTTAAAGCTACTTTTGTATATGTTTGAATATCATATAATGCAATATCCCATTCATTCTCACTAGCATTAGAAGCATTATAAGATCCAGACTCTAGTGCAAAATCATATACACGTGCTAATCCAATTTCAGATCCAGCAGCTGTGGTTGCTGCTGCTCCTATTCTTCGATCTCTTAAACTTACTGTATAATCAGTTCCTATTCCCAAAATAGGAGATCCAGAAACTCTATTTAAAGTAAATGTAGGTCCAGTAACATAATTAACACTTTGACCCTCTAAGAGTTTAGTAGTTCTGGGTTTTTTAAAATCTAAAAAAGTAGGTACTACAGTTTCTACATCATATCCTTCAATATAAGCTTTTCCTGGTGATAAG